GGTCTACGGCGATGCGCGGGTCTACGGCGATGCATGGGTCTACGGCAATGCGCAGGTCTACGGCAATGCGCGGGTCTACGGCGATGCATGGGTCTACGGCGATGCATGGGTCTACGGCGATGCATGGGTCTACGGCAATGCATGGGTCTACGGCGATGCATGGGTCTACGACAATGCATGGGTCTACGGCAATGCGCGGGTCTACGGCAATGCATGGGTCTACGGCAATGCGCGGGTCTACGGCAATGCATGTGTCTACGGCAATGCGCAGGTCTACGGCAATGCGCGGGTCTGCGGCGATGCATGGGTCTACGGCGATGCGCGGGTCTACGGCGATGCATGGGTCTACGGCAATGCGCAGGTCTACGGCAATGCGCGGGTCTGCGGCGATGAAAAATGGATGATCTTTGGCCCGGCTGGGTCGAGGAATGATTTTACTACGTTTTTTGCCTGCGCAGACGGCAGTATCGGCGTAAAATGCGGCTGTTTTTACGGGAATCTAGATGATTTTGCGAAGAAGGTGCAAGCAACGCACGAAGACAATGATCACGCTAAGGTTTACAAAGCGGCCATTGAGGTTGCGAAATTGCGGATTCGTGTGGATGCAAAGGAGGCGGCGGAAGCATGAAAATCACACCAGACCGTATAGCGAGAATCCTTGAAGTTGCGGCAGAAACCGCGACGCTCACAAGTATCGATTGCGTGCTCTCTGTTTACAGCCACGATGGCAAAACGCGTGTACACATGACAACTGATGAATTCCTTGATACATTCGACAGCTATAAGCGCAGGACATTCACCGATGAATTTGACGAAATTTATGTGACAATGAACAATGTTGAGTTTTTCGCGCTGGTGGATCGCTATGAATGACCCGCGAAACGGATGCCCGGAAAGGGCGACAGAGCCGCCAGAGCGAGACGATCAGGACATTATCAACCAACTCGCATCCATGGCATGGGAATTGACCGAAATTAAATCATTCTGCGAGGATTCGGAGAATTTCTCGGATGTGCTGATGGATGCATATAATGAGTGCTTTGATCGGTATAGGAGGTTAGCGAATGCCTAAACTTGATAGGGTTCTGCATTACACAAAAGGTGTTGCAGCCGTAGAAATCGGATTTCCGAACAACGACACGGTATGCCAATGGTGCAGGTTCTGCTATTCGGAATACGGCCTTGATCGCGCACGATGCAGACTAACCGATGAAGTGCTGCGGTTTCCGTTCTCGGAACGTGGCAGCAAATGCCCGATTGTATTTCAGGAGGATGAACATGGCAAATAAAATCATTTTAAAGGTGCACAAACCCAAGGAATCGCACATCGGCGATGTAGTGAAGATCGCGCGGGAGGCGCGGGATGCACTGGAGGCGTTGATGCTCGAAGCCGGGTTGAGCGCTCGACGGATCGCAAGCACGTTGATCGTGCAAGGTGCGGATATTGTTGAGATAAGGGAGGTGTGAAAATATGGGGATTCCAGTACTGTTGTTGGGCGAATCCGGCAGTGGAAAAAGCTCTAGCCTGAGAAACTTCAAACCGGACGAGTATTTACTGCTCAACGTGGCGGGGAAGCCTCTGCCGTTTCGCGGCAAGCCGAAATACGCGATCAATAAACCGGATTATTTGACACTGAGCAAGGCGATTTCGAGTAGTCCGACAAAGGTCGCCGTGATTGACGACAGTCAATATCTCATGGCGTTTGAGTTTTTCGACCACGCCAAGGAGACCGGCTATCAGAAATTCACCAATTTGGCGCTTAATTTTAAAAACCTAATTGACGACGTGGTGAAGTTCGCGCCGGAGGATGAAATTGTTTATTTCCTCCATCACGTAGAGACCACCAATGAAGGTAAGGTCAAAGCAAAAACAATAGGCAAAATGTTAGATGAAAAGCTGACAATCGAAGGACTTTTCTCTATCGTCCTGATGTGCAGAACGGACGGACAGCGGCATTACTTTGAAACACAATCAGACGGACAGACGACCGCGAAAAGTCCGATGGGCATGTTCGAGCGCGAAATCGACAACGATCTGAAATTTGTGGATCAGACCATTCGCGAATATTGGGCAATCACCGAAAAGGAGAAAAAATAATATGAGAGCATTCAGAGGATACAAGGCGCAAAAGCAGGGCGGCTCGCGCGAGCAGCTTCCGGTTGGCGGCTACGTCGCGCAGATCATGAACGCGGAAGAGGTGAAATACGATTGGGGGAGCGTGCTTCTGATCTCATTTGATATTCTGGAAGGGGAGCATAAAGGCTTTTTCAAAAAGGACTATGCCGAGAATACCAACGAGGATCGTAAATGGCGCGGGACCTATCGTCTGAGTGTCCCGAAAGACGACGGCAGCGAACAGGATGAATGGTCAAAGCGCACCTTCGGCGGCGCAATGTGGGCGATTGAAGACAGCAACAACGGTTATCACTGGGACTGGAACGAAGCCGGTCTCAAGGGGAAAACGGTCGGCGTGCTGTTCCGCAACCGGGAATGGGAGATGAATGGCAATACCGGATGGAGCACGGAATGCTGCAAGCTCATCTCTGCACAGGATGCGCGCGACGGAAAGTTTAAGCTGCCAAAAGACAAGCCTTTGAGGAACAAGCCTGCGGAGGGGTTCACGGACGTTACAAAGGACAACGACATAAAAATGCCGTGGGATGAGCCGACGGTGCTGTAATGACGGTTCCTGAAATCGAAATGGCGCTCGGTACGTTGACCGTGCTGGTGGATACCCGTGAGCAAGATACCGTTCTGTTTCGAAAGCGGATGAAAGCGCTTGGACTGCCGTATGTGCGGCACAAGCTGGATTTCGGGGATTATAGCTGTTTTGTGCTGGCGGACGGTGCGGAACTCGATTTGTCTGCATCATTCGCTATTGAGCGGAAAATGAATCTCGATGAACTGGCGCAGTGCTATACCCGCGGGCGCAAGCGGTTTGAACGGGAGTTTGAACGCGCCAAGGCAGCAGGCGCAAGGATCTATCTGCTCATAGAGGACGCGAGCTGGGAGAGCGCATACAACGGTGCATATCGGTCGCAGGTGCATCCGCATTCGCTGATCGCCTCCATGGTCGCATGGCTCGCGCGATATGACTGTCAGATGCTGATGTGCAAGCCGGAAACGACGCCCCGCCTGATTCACGACATCTGCTTTCGTGAAACTAAAGAACGATTGGAGCGGATGTGCGATGAATCCGGTTTATGAGCGGATCAAGGAAGCGGTCAGCCTGACCGATGTGCTGCAGTTTTATGGATTCGATACAGGACGCGGCGGAATGGCACGCTGCCCGTTTCACGGCGAGGATAAACATCCGAGTATGAACATCAGAAACGGGTTTTACTTCTGCCATACATGCGGCGCACACGGCGATGTGATCGGTTTTGTAGAGCAGTATTTCGGGCTGCGTCCCTCTGCGGCGGCGGTCAAGCTGGACAATGACTTTCATCTTGGCATAGTCGGAAAGCCGCTCACGCGGGCAGAGCGCAGTCGTGTGCAGGAGCAGCGGGAAGCCGCGCGGCGCGAGCTGGAAGCATTCCGCGATACGTACATGAAAAAGACGATCATCCGCAGGGAGTTGTGGTCTGCATACATCCACAAAGCGCCCAAAAGCCCTGCGGAGCCAATCAGCAACCTATATGCGGAAGCAGTCAAAATGTTGCCTGTATATGACGCATGGTTTGCAGAAAATCCATATAGATAGTGAATAGGAGGCGAGCGGCATCACAAAACAGGAGGTACAGAGACAGCAGAAACTGGAGCTCGCTGAACGTGCTGTAAAAAATGGTATCCTGCCGCAGCTCTGGAGCAAGGAGGACTTTATGTTTTCCACCGAGCCGTACAGTTTTTTGGATAGTATCAGTGATCCGTTCAACAAGCAGCGCGCCATGGCTTCCATGTGCGACTTGGCAAGTGCGGTCGGGTACAGTTCTTTCAAGAAAACCTATGATGACTACCGCAAGACCCAGCGCGGATTGAATGTGATCGACACCGAGCGTAACGTCGTGGCGCTTTCGCAATACGGTTTGCAGGATGCGCCCGAGTATGTGCTCGGCTGCTGGACCTGTGACGAGTTCGGCATCTACCGCATCGGAGAGAACGGACAGGAGATCGTAGCGTGTCCGCATATCATATTTCCGCTGAGACGGCTTGTAAACGCATATACAGGCGTTGAGAAGGTAGAGCTTGCCTACAAGCGCGGCGTGCGCTGGAGGACGACTATTAAGCCGAAAAGTGTACTGGCGAGCCAGAACAAAATTATTGAGCTGGCTGATGAGGGTGTTGGCGTGTCGAGCGACAACGCGAAAGAGCTGGTTAAATTTTTGAACGATGTTGAGGCGATGAATTACGATGCCATGCCGGAGATTAAGGCATTCGACCGGCTGGGCTGGATGGATGATTATCAGAATTTCAGTCCGTATCTGTCCGGTGCGGTGTTTGATGAAGCGGACGCATTCCGAGGCGTATATGATGCGGTCGTTAATCACAAAGGTTCTGAGAAGGTTTGGATGGATACGATCAAGGCGATTCGAGAAGACAGCCCGACCCAGACGCGCATGGCATTGGCCGCAAGCCTTGCGAGCGTGCTGGTCAAGCCTTGCGGCGCGAATCCGTTCTTTCTCCACTTATGGGGAGGCACGGAAGCCGGCAAAACGGTCGCGCTCATGATGACAGCATCGGTCTGGGCAAACCCGGAATGCGGTCAGTACTGGAAGACCTTCGATTCCACCGCGGTCGGCCAGGAGAAAATGGCGGGCTTCCTCGGGAATCTGCCGCTCATCATCGACGAGCTGATGCTAATCCGTGACAAGAAATCCTTCGATGATATTGTCTATCGCTTGTCGGAAGGGCAGGGCCGCACTCGTGGCAATAAAGAAGGCGGCGTGCAGCGTCAGGAGACTTGGCGGCTGTCGATTATCACCTCAGGCGAACAGCCGCTTTCCAGTCTGGCATCCGGCGGCGGCGCGGTCAACCGTGTGATCGACTGTGAGTGCACATGTAAGTTATTCGCAGACCCGCATTGGGCAGCAAATACCTTCCGCGACAACTACGGCTGGTTTGGCCAGCGCTGGGTCTCATGGCTAATGGAGGATGAGCACCTAAAGCTTATTCAGGACGCGTACAAGGGCTTTTACCGGCTTATCGTTGACAAACATATCACGACCGAGAAACAAGCATCTGCGGCGGCTCTGCTGCTCGCAGCGGACAGTTTTGCATCGGAGAACTTCTTCCGAGATGGCCTTGCAATCACAATCGACGACATCATTCCGTTCCTCACCAATGCGCAGGAGGTCGATCAGAACGAGCGCGCGTATGAGTATATCATGGAGATTGTCGCGATGAATGATTTTCATTTCACGGAAACAGACGGATTTGTGGAACTATGGGGCTGGAAAGACTTGCACCGCGAAACGACCTGTATCAACCGCACGATCTTCGGACAGCTCATGACAAACGGCGGCTATGATGCAAGAGCGTTTCTGTCGTGGGCGGTGCGTAAGGGAATTGTTTGCGGTAGCACGGTCAAGGCGACAGGCAAGACAATACCTACCAAAATTGCCAAACGCAAAGGCACAGTGGTGCGGTATGTCGAGATTAAAAACAAAGAATACGCCGATGAGTACATAGAGGAAATCGACGATTCTGGCATTGGGTTTGAATAATATGCACAAAAACAAGCGGTATGATTTATGCAGAATCACGTAAAAGGTAATACGGTAACACAGGTAACACAAAAAAACGCATGCCTTATATAGAAAATTATTTTCACGCGTTTTTCGCATCTATTGATTTTCCATTTCCAATTTTAAAAATATGTGTGAACATCTCGCGCGTATAGGGATAAAAAATTTGTGTTACTGTGTTACCTGAAAATTTATATCAAAAAATAGTTATCTAAAATAAGCTGATTTGATATAAACAACCTTGTTTGCATGATGAAAAATTACAAAAAAGAGGTAACACAATTTTTAAAAGTTTTGTTACCTTGTGTTACCGAGGAGGTGTGTAATGCTGGATTTTGAAGCGCTGAACCGCATGGTCGCAAAGCGCGAGGACAAGCCGGATGATTTATGTTTAGCTGAAGAAGTCGCATGGCAGGGATTGCGGTATGTGTATGCACTATTTGGTATGAACAAGTATACCAAGGACGAATGCACAGCGATCAAAAATGAGATCGGACGGGAGTACGCAGAACACGTGCGGAGGTTTGAGGGCATCAGTCATGATATGGACGCTGCACTGGCACTCTTTCAGATGGCGAAGAAATCAGATGATGAATCAGTCACAATGCTGCTTAAGGAGGTAATGAGTGAGACATGAAAATCGGAGATAGAATCGCGCAGGCTGAGCGCGCGGAGCCGCAGAATGGCGGTTGGATCAGCGTCAAGGAAAGGCTGCCGGATATTAAATTCAGTAACAATCAAATACAAACCACCGATGTTGTGCTCGCGATCAACAGCGGAACTCATTATTTTGGATATTTTATGATTCACAGATATGACGGTTCGTTTGAGTTCGTTGGGTATGATGACGATATGGATTATGGAGAGTATTCGGCACCGACCCACTGGATGCCGCTGCCGGAAGCACCGGAGGTGACTACTAGGCATGGTTAAAAAGTTATGTGCTGTTTGCCGTTTTTGCGCGGAGTTAAAAAAGCCATATGAGAGATCTGATGGTGCTGTGATCTACGGTTACTGCTTCAAGGACGGAGACAAAAATTACAACACAAATATGGGGAAAGGATATCCAATCTTTCTGCCGTTGAGCTGCGGTTGTTCGTGCAAATCATTTAGACGAACAAAAAAACCACGAAGTGAAATGCCGGAGGAGGAAGCAAATGAATAAGCTAAAACCATGTCCGTTTTGCGGCGGGAAACCTGCACAGCTCATCCTGGAGGCGCTTGAATCCGTGCGGAACAGGAACGTTCAGGAACCAGAGCCATATGCATACAGTACGATCAAGGGATATATGCCGAAAACAGTGCAGCAGGAGTCTGACAAGGATGATCCAAACCGTCCACTGGAGCAGTGGGAAGAAGACTGGCTGCGTGAAATTGAAGCCCGAAAGTGCCGGGACAAGGAGGAAACGTAATGACCCTGATCGAACAACGCGCCAACCGCGGTAAATGTCCCTGCGTTGGATGCGAGGGATACGGCGTATGCAACGCAAAAATGCGCGAGATGTGCCCGGCCTGCGTCAGATGGTTAAACTACCGCGAGGTTGCGTATCAGGAGCACCTGCGCTGGATGGAAGAACATGCGAGATGGAGGTGATCTGATGGAACTTGAAGAACTGATCTGCGCGCTGCGCCGGATGAAGGTCGAGACCGGCAGCTTAGTCTGCATGGGCTGCGGCCATGAACATGGCTGCGGCATCCATGGCTGCGCGCTGATCCGCGCGGCGGCGGACGAGCTGGAAGCGTTCGATGATTTTGAGCGGTCGCAGATGCATGCGCTGCTGGAATCCTTGACTGCCGCAAACAGGCAGATCGCCGACCTGCAGGCCGAGCGCGACGCGGCGATTGACCATGTGCGCAGCGCAGAAGGCTGCTGGGGCTGTAAATTTGCCGTCGACGGGGCTGCCTGCCGCTGCGAAGATTGCGACATCGACGATGATTGCAATGAAAATTGTCCATGGTGGGGCAACCCGTGCGGCCTGTGCGAAGATGCAGACAACTGGATTTGGGCTGGAGTACCGAAGGAGGTGCAGGAGTAATGGCAATCACACTACCGGCAGAGGAATCCATATGGATCAACAACAGCCTAATGAGGATCGGAGGGATTTGATGTTTGGCGCAAAAAAATTCAAGGAAGTTGCAGAAGAATATATAACGATGCACAAAAGAGATTTGCGTTCAACGTCTTATGCAAGTTATCTTCATCTTCTCAAAAAGCGAATTTTACCAGTGCTAGGAGAAATCAGAGTAACAAAAATCACGAATGAGACCATACAAGAGTTTGTAAACATCTCGCAAGAAAACGGATACAGCAAACATGGAACACGGGATTGCGTCAGCATTGTAAAGCTCGTTTTGAAATATGGCGCAAAAAAAGGGTACTGCAAGGAATCCGTTATGGAAGTGAAGTATGCGCGAGAGGACAGAAAGAAAAAGCAATCATTTTTCAACAATGAAGAATACACAAAACTGTTTCGTTTCTGCATAGAGCACCCTGGAAAAAGAACGCTCCCGACCCTAATTTCTATGACAACCGGGATTAGAATAGGTGAGGTCTGCGCGCTAAAATATGGAGATATTGATTTTGATAAAGCGACAATCAATATCGAGCGCAGTGTGAAACGGGTATCTATTCCAAGTAAAAAATCCTTCATTGAGATTTCAGACCCTAAGACAGTGTCCAGTATACGCGTTGTGCCCATTTTGCCGGAAGTGTTGAAAGCGGTGGAGAGTACACGTCTTGCTGATGATGTTTATATTTCCAGCGGGGACAACAAACTCCCGCTGGAACCACGGTCATACCGTCAAAAGTATGGCCGTCTGCTGAAATCTCTGGACATAGCCCCGCATACATTTCATGATTTGAGGCACACATTTGCAAGCAGATGCATCAACGCTGGTTCGGATGCTCGTACTGTGGCAGATATTTTAGGACATGCAAATGTGGAAATGACGCTGAACACATATACACACTCCACGGACGAGAGACGGAGAGCGGTTGCGGCGAACGCCTGCGTGTTGGTATGACGAGCAAGGAGAAATACGCCCTGCTGGACAAGCTCAATTTATGTCACCGATGCGAGAAAGCGCGACCAGCGCCGGGGAGAAAATTTTGCTTTGACTGCTTGGAAAAAATAGCAGCATATAATGCGAAGCACTATGACGCCAAAAAGGCGAAAGAATACCAATCCAGGAGAAAAGAACTTTATCAACAGAAAAAAGAACACGGGATTTGCGTAAGATGCTCGAAGCCCGCTACGCACGGTATCTATTGCTATGAGTGCTCTATTCGTGCAAAAAAGCACAACCAGAACACGGCCGAACAAAGAAAGAGAGAGCGGCACGAAAGGGGATTGATACCAACACAGAGGAGAGTGCAGAGACTCTGTTTGCGATGCGGTGCTCCGGCGACGACCGGGGCATATTGCCAGTATTGCATGAGTGCAATGATTAACGAATTAGACAAAAGTCGAGAAAAATCACCGTTTCGACAGATGGAAAGGAAACGACTGGATGAGAAATTTCGGAGGCAAATGCCATGAGTAAATGGGTTATCACAGATGGTGCGACCGGGTGCCTTTGCATTATCCCAAAAGACACACTTTTGGACAATCGGTTGGCATACGGCTGCGTTGTATACAAAGAAATTGAGTGCTGCGGGTTATTGGAGGCTATAAAAGCACTGCATACGTTCGAGGAGGAGGAAGAGCATGAATAATCCAAACTGTGATTTGATTAGCCGGTCTGCGCTACTGGAACTGATTTTAGATCGTAACCGGAAGACCTGCAACGGTAAGCTTTCGTGCCTTCAAGTGAAGCGGATGGTCGAGAGTTTACCGGCCATTGCCCAGGCGGGTGGCGAAGACGCGCCGGAGGAGGACGTCAACGATGTCCTCGAGATGCCTGACGCCTTTCAAGAAAGGAGAATGTAAAATGAAAAATATAATTTATGATGTTCTCTTAAAGCAACAGCATTACAAACCGATTGAAGGGTATGTTGGTGAGCTAAAATATATTTGTGTTTTCTATGATGAAAGCAAAAATAAAGCCTTGAACGCTATGCAAAAATATGTAAAGAAAAATGGTTTTGTAACCCCCGATAAGCAATTCAGCGTTGCAGATGTGGTGTTGCGTGAGAGGAAAACTACAGGTGAAGTTATCAGCATAACTTCTTATTGCAAATTGTTCAATACAGCAACAGGGGAACGAGTTAGATGAAAATTGATATAAAAAAGTTCGTACAAGAGCGCGACGGCGGCAAGCCTCGTCTCGATCTCGTACCGCTGGAATGCCTCATTCCCCTTGCGAAAGTACGTGAATTCGCGGCGCGGAAATACGGTATGGACGGCATTGAGGCGTGGCGGGACATATCAAACGATAGACTGTTTGCAGCGCTCATGTGGCATCTGGTGGCGGCACAAAAGGGCGAGTACGACCTTGAGAGCGGATTGCCCGCAATCTATCATGTGCTGTGCAATGCAGCATTTCTGGCGATTAAAGAGGAGGAACGAAAATGAAAATCGTACTGTGTATATCCTGTGCTGAGAAGTTAGGAGCAAAAATTAAAGGAAACAACAAAAAGGATAAATGCCAGTGCTGCGGTCAAAAACGCTGGTGCACGAAGTGGGAGGTCAAGGCGGATGACAAACGCGGATAAAATCCGGGCGATGGATGACAATGCTCTTCAGCGCTTTCTAGTGAATTTGACGTATGATGGGTACACTCCATGGAGCAAACCATTCCGGCACGCATTCTGTAATAATTGCCCGAGCGTCGAGCACACAATGCAGGACGGAGCCAAGGTGATTCTGTCAGAGTGTGACCTCTCGGGTGAATGCCCGCATGGAAGCGAAATTGCATGGTGGCTTAGGCAGGAGGCCGATCACCAGCAATGACTAGCTACTCGGATGAAATCAAGAGATATCTCATATGGAGGTACGGCAGTGACGCTTGAAATGCTGGAACAGTACGACGATCTGCGCCGGGAAGCACAGATGTGGGAAAAGGAACTCGACGACCTGCGAGCAAAGACCAGCGTGGTCAAAGACACGGTGCGCGGCTCGATGTCAAGCTTTCCGTATACGACGCACCCTGTCACAATTCAGGGGGCGCAGAAGTCGAATAGACGCATCACGGCGCGGGAAAAACGATTGGAGGAACGCCGGGAACGGCTTGCCGAACAGCTTGCCGAGATCGATGATTTTATCGACGGGCTGGAGGACAGCCAATTGCGGCAGATCATCAATTATCGATATGTGCAGGGGTATAGCTGGGTCAAAACGGCGCGGCTTGTACATAACAAAGAAAACGCGATCAGAATGCGCGTAAAACGTTATTTTGAATAAAGATGTGCGTTTTGTGCGGATTCTCTATGTTATTATTATAATAGCGAAAGCTATAGGAACCGTCGGAATTACCTCTGCCGACAGTGCGGATGAAACCTAGACCGCAGCATTTCTCCTTCTCTCTTTTACCCTCCCGGCGGGCGCTGGGAGGGATATGTCCCAAAGCCTGCGTGAGGGCGGAGGGGCAATCTCAAAATTTTATATTTGCCGGGCTTACAAGCTGTGCCCGGCGATACGACAGAGTGGAGCAGCGGTAGCTCGCGAGGCCCATAACCTCGAGGTCGCCGGTTCGAGTCCGGCCTCTGCATCCAGGGGTGAAACCCTTGAAAAATTATACATTGCAAAAGCACCTTCGTTGCCGCGGGGGTGCTTTTGCGTGCTTGACAAAATAGGGATTCGCGCTATTATATAACGCAACAAAAAGGAAAGAAGGTTTTGATGATGGATACTGAAATGCTTTTGTCTGCTTGCGCGGGGGCCATTGAGTACTTGAATAGGTTTGGAGACCCGCACTGCACTATCGTTATCACTCAGGACGCAGTGCGATTAATCCGTGACGAAATAGGAATTCCATTAAAAGAAAAAGGCAATGCTGAAAGGCCGTCTTGCAACCCGTAAGACGGTTTTTTGATACCCATTTTTATGAAAAGGAAGGAATTCTGATAAAAATGAATAAATGGAAACCGTATTGCGAGAAAAGCAAAACAAGGCGAAGGGAGGTGAATGAAAATGGCGGTAAGAAGAAGAGTAGCAATTCCAGGAAGAGGTAGAGCGGGCGCGAGAAGAGCGGCCAATGCACGTAGCAGCGGGTCAAACGGCGGTTAATTATGTCAACAGTACTTTTTGATCCAATCAAAGCCCAATCTAAGGTTACAAATACTGTCCTTGTTGCTTTTTCGGGCGGTAAGGATAGTGTTGTAACCTTAGATTTGTGCAAACGATATTTTGATCATGTAATACCGTTTTTTATGTACATTGTGCCTGGGCTTGAATTTCAGGAAGCTCTTTTGCAATGGTACGAGAAGAAGTATTCTGTGAAAATTATACGGCTGCCTCATTTTGAAGTGTCGAATTTTTTTAGGTATGGAACGTACAGGGAATATGACTTTTCCGTACCAATTGTATCAATTACCGACATCTACGCATATTTGCGGACGAACACGGAAGCGACATGGATTGCGGCTGGAGAGAGAATCAACGATAGCATTGTTCGACGCGCAATGATTAAACACAGCGGAAGCATAGACCGCAAGCGCGGGCGGTTTTATCCGGTCGCATATTGGACAAAACGAAACATCTTGGATTATATTCAAAAACAAAAGTTGAAGCTCGGGATTGACAGCAAAAAGCTTGGATTCAGCTTCAAATCATTGGACGGGCGTGAACTGTTGATGATAAAGCAAGAGTTTCCAAACGATTACCAAAAGATTCTGCAAATGTATCCGTTTGCTGAAGCTGCTGTCAGGAGGTATGAGGTATATGGGAATTAGCAAATACCAAAATTATGACACGGAAACCATATCTAGGGCGCAAATTAGAAACGCGGAATACAATCCGCGAATTATGGATGAAGCCGCAAAAAGACGCCTCAAATCGGGTTTAAAAAAGCATGGACTTGTTTCTGCTTTAACATGGAACCGCAGAACAGGCAATCTTGTCGGCGGTCATCAGCGACTGGAACAGCTGGATGCGCTGGAGAAATCAAAAGATTACGAGTTATCCGTTTGCGTAATCGACGTAGACGAAAAAGAAGAAGCTGAGCTGAATGTGCAGCTGAACAACCCATCTATGCAGGGCGACTGGGATTTGGACAAACTGGCTCAAATCACTGACGATTTCGACATCAGCTTGGAGGATATGGGCTTTTCGCAAACCGATATTGATTTTATGTTTGACGGAGACGAGCGTTTTTCAAAGCTCTACGAAACAAAAGAGGCAACCGATACGAAAGAAAAACTCGCTGCGGTAAAGGCAGCGAGACAAGAAGGAAATGAGCGCTTGCGGGAACGTAATAATATTAATTTTTATGCTGTGATTGTATTCGAAAACGAAGAAGACAGAGAATCCTTTTTTAAGGAAATCTCTGTCCCAAAATATGAGGAATACATTACCGCCGAACAAGTCCGGCGGCTTAAACGATAAGTGATAAATAAGCCTGATCAATTATTTCCTGCGGCGTATTATCTCCAAAAATCTCTATGTCAGCATCAATTTCAAAAAGGCGCTGCTTTCCTTTAACAGCAAACGGTCGGATAAGTCGATGATTACGCAATACCCAAACATAATCGCCTTTAGTGCCCGTAACGTCCACAAGATCAGCTAGCATTACGGCATGTCCTGAAATGCAGCCGGGTATTTTGCGTGCACTAGCGCAAATGAGCAGTGCGCCGCGATGGTTAGTATACCACGATCTGTATTCGTTATCTTTTTCGCCGGAGATAAAGTCAGCGGCATATTCCGGCGATACTGTAATGCACTTATAGATCATAAAATCACGCCTTTAAGCCTATTTTGTTTATTATATCACAAACGTTGCAAAAAGTCAATAAAAACGCACAAATTCAAGCGTAAAGGCAGGTGTTAAGTTGTGGCTGGTGGAAGACCGAGAAAAGTTATTGATGAAGATGCATTCAGAAAATTGTGCATAATGCAATGCACGCTTAAAGAGATTGCAGCGTTCTTCGATTGTTCGGAGGACACGATAGAACGATGGTGCAAACGTGAACTGAAAACAGGTTTTGCGGATGCATATAAAGCACGTGCTGTTCAGGGTAAAATATCGCTGCGGCGAACGCAATTTGCGCTCGCCGAAAAGTCTGCTGCAATGGCAATTTTTCTTGGAAAGAACTACCTTGGGCAGCGTGATACGTTTGAAAACACTGTGAGCACAAACGAACCCCTCAAAATTGAGGTGGATTATGGTGACGATTAAGAAAGTCGAATTTAATTCGATTTTTCGAGAGGCGAACAGCACGCGCCGCCGCTACAGATGTTTGCGTGGCTCTGCCGGTTCCGGAAAATCAGTAAATGTCGCACAGGACTATATTATAAAGCTGTCGGATATGCGCTATAAAGGCGCAAACCTACTTGTTATTCGCAAGGTAGAAGAAAGTAACCGAAACAGTACGTTTGCGGAATTGACCGCTGCGGTACATCGTATTTACGGTGCGCGCGCCGATGAAACATGGAAAATAAAAACAACTCCGTTGTCCCTCACGTGCAAAATAACCGGAAACAGTATCATTTTTCGCGGTGTAAACGATGCACGTCAACGCGAAAAAGTTAAGTCGATCAACTTTTCGCACGGTAAATTGACATGGATATGGGTAGAAGAAGCGACCGAGCTGCAAGAAAGCGACATCGATATACTTGATGACCGCTTACGAGGAAAGCTGGACAACCACCATTTATATTACCAGATGACTTTTACATTCAACCCGGTCAGCGCGTCGCACTGGATTAAGGCAAAATATTTTGATGTTGATAGTCCGGATATCTTTACGCACAAGTCAACATACCTTGAGAATCGATTTATCGACGAAGCGTATCACAGGCGCATGATGATGCGAAAGGAACGCGATCCGGAAGGATATAAAGTGTATGGGCTTGGAGATTGGGGCGAAACTGGAGGGCTTATTCTAACGAATTATCATGTGCATGCATTCGATACATATTTTAAGCGATTCGACCGTAGGTTGTATGCACAGGACTTTGGTTACAACCACGCAGACTGTATCCTTGATGTAGGATTCAAAGACGGAGAATTGTTTGTGTGCAGCGAAATTTATGTGCATGAAATGGATACGTCAGAAATCATCGATATTGCTAACCGCAGAGGGCTTAACCGAAGGCTTACCATGTGGTGTGATTCTGCTGAACCGGATCGAATCAAGATGTGGAAAAAAGCCGGATACAATGCACACGAGGTCAAAAAAGAACCGGGCAGTGTAAACGCACAGATTGACTACCTTAAGCAGCTTAAAATCCATATACATCCGTCATGCGTGAATACCATAAAAGAGATTCAGCAGTGGAAATGGAAGCTTGACACAAAAACAAACACGTATCTTGATCAGCCTGTGGACTTTTTTGACGATGCAATGGCGTGTTTGCGTTACTGCGTGGAAGATATACGCCGCCCGTCCGGTTGGGGACTTGGCAATATCAGAATTTAAGGGAGTGGTACTATGTTTCAGATGTCTAAAGACACACTGTTGCAGTACAACGAAGAAAACATATCGACGTTGCTGGCAAAAGTACAGCCGATTTTGGAGCATCGTGTAAAGTTGTACAAGCGGTATGCACGCAAAATCAGTCCATATGACCTGATGCAGGGAACAGAAGAACGATCCTGCGTGCCGTTTGAGTTTTATATTGTGAATATGGCTCAAGGGTATCTGGCTGGGAAAGCTCCGACATACAACATCATGCGGCGAGACAAAGACGCGTCCTATACGCAAGCACTTACTGACGAGATTGTACGGATTCGCGCGTACAACGATGACGCATCCACGTTTATGGAGCTGATGCATGATTATCTGATCACGACCGCTGCATATTTGTACACTTACGAAAACGATGACAATCAGATTGTATATACACCGTTTGATGCTCGCCAGACGGTTGGCGTTTTTGATTATGAAACACCGTGCAATCTGATTGGCGTTGTGCGGGCGTGGATCGAGCACGGAGTGAACGAAGAGATCATTCACGTAATCGAAGTTATCACCGAAGAAACGCGCATCACCTACCGTGAAGGAAGCGGCGCGTACCATGCAGAAAAAATCGAAACGCATCACTGGAGTGATGTACCTTGCGTTGCTTTTGAAGAAGAGGACGGAATTGCGGTATTCGAGCCTGCAATTGAGGTAATTAATGCGTATGAGCAAGCGGAAAAGAACATTCGATCTATGACGCAGTACAATGACGAAGCAAAATTGCTCATCAGCGGATATACCGCCGAAAATTCTGTAACAATTGTTGACGACAACGGAAACACCGTACCGAATCCTGCGCGTGAGGTAGAGGAAACCGCATGGATGAAGGCGCTTGCGCTGTTTATTGGCGAAGGCGGTGATGTAAAGTGGTTGCTGAAAAGCATTGATTATTCTGGGCTGCTGGAAGTGCAGAAGAACCGACATGACAAAATTACGATGCTGACGGGCGTGCCGAATATGACTGACGAAGCATTTGCCAGCGCAGATAATGCATCCGCGTTAGGGTATAAGCTTTACGCTCTTGATCAGTACAGCGCAACAACAGATAGGGTGTTTAAAAAAGGCTTCTTGCGGCTGTGGGAACTGATTTGCGGTCGGATAAACCTGAAAAACAACACAAATTTTGATTTTCGGGATATCGTGATCACCATGCAGCGCAATATCCCGACGGACAAGGACAAGTCGATTGATCGGGCGGTTAAGATGAAGAATTCCGGTTTGTTTAGTTCGGAGACATGCATCAACGAGAGCACGGTTGAAGTTGATGCAGCAGAGGAATTGGAAAAGGTCGCCGCCGAAGAACAGGCCGACTATGATCGGACGCTTGAACGCGCAAAAGATCTTCCGGAAAATGCGCAGACGAAAGAGGGCGAAGCATGACAGATTTAGAATTCCTGAAAAAGTATTGGAAAGAAGCCGATCAGCAGGAGGATGTTTTCCTGCGGAAGGCGCGCAGGCTTCGCCCAGCAGACGAGGTACAAGCTGCGCTTGATCGGTTTGGCCGATTAGATGGCACAGCGAGACTGGACGTGGCCGAGCTGAACCGGCTCTACCGCGATATCGAAGGGTGGAAAGAAGCTGACCTGCTGACGGGCGAATTTGGTTTGCGCGCAAAGGATGCATCGCATCGGAAACGCATTACGACGGATGAAGCTTTGCTGCTGTGCCTGATGGCTGCATGGGCTGCGTACTATGTAAAGATCGAATACTATGCAATTGATATGTTCGTTGCTGTTACGGGTGCATCGGAACGCAGGGTACGTGAACGCCTTGCCGAGTCAACGCCCACAACGCCGCAAAGTTTTTCGAACACCTTGGATGTTGATATAGCGTATAGGGCGCGGCAACTGCAAAAGCTTGTACAGTCTGATCGGCAGCAAAAAATTACGCCGAAAGCGGCACAAAAGCGGTATGCTCGCGTGTTTGAACAGCAAGAACGATGGCTCATCGCACAATCTGAACCAACCGAGGATAGTCCGAACGGGCATCACGGGTACATAGATCGTGTAATGGCGGAACTGCTTAGCTATTTCGCTATTGACCGATACCGGAAAGAAGGTGTACAGCGAGTGCGCTTTGTAGCTGTGATCGACGAGAAGACAACGCATAATTGCAGGCGGTTGCATGGGCGGGAATTCGCTATTGATGACCTGAAGCCCGGGATTAACGCGCCACCAATTTCAGACCCGCCGCACCCATGCCGGAGCGTACTCCGGCCGATATAAACCCGCTGGCAGCGTACAGCGGGACAAAAACAATGACCTGCTGGCAGAGTACGGCAGGGATGGAGGATATTATGAACAAGAGACCAACACTGAGACTGCCGTTACAGTTTTTTGCTGAGCCGGAACCGGGTCAGAACCCGAATCCCGCACCGCCGGGCGTAGCAGAACCACCCGCGCCCCCTGCTCCGGCACCGCTGAATTTCGACGATCTAATTAAGACTGATACCAATTTCCAGTCATGGCTTGATAAGCGCATCGCGACCGCTACCAATACCGCAGTATCCAACGCGGAAGCCAAGTGGAAAAAGGCGCACGATCAGAATGTCAGTGAGGCGGAAAAGCTGAAAACCATGACGGCAGATGAAAAGGCAGAGTATTTCGAAATGAAATACAACAATGAAGTTGCGGACCGTAAGCGTGTTGCGGATGCTGCTGAGCTAAAAAGCCAGACCGCAGCGATGTTTACGGAATCGAAAATTCCGGCGGCATTGCTTGACATGATCGATTTTTCCGCCGCGACCGCCGACAGCGTGAAAGCAATTGTATCTACGCTGTCCGGTTTCGAATATCACAAAAAGGGCGATTTTGACGCAGCTGTAAAGGCCGCGGTAGATGAAAAGCTTAAGCAGAAAGCGCCCGAGACACACAAGGCCGCAGCGGGTACTCCCGATATGCGTAGCTCGCTTGCGGAGCATTACAACGCGAAAGGACGATAAATAATGGCAGTAACTCTTGCACAGGCAAAGGTCGGTATGGCTGACCACATCGACCAGAATGTTATCGACGAATTCCGCAGAGGTTCCATGCTAATGGATAAGCTGACGTTCGACAACTCCGTATCGCCCGGCACTGGCGGTTCCACGTTAGTATATGGATATACGCTGCTAAAGACCCCGGCGCAGGCTGATTTCCGCGAAATCAACAACGAGTACACGTCTGGCGAGGCAGATCGCGAGACAAAGAGCGTACAGCTCAAGATTTTCGGCGGCAAGTTTAGCATCGACCGCGTACTAGCACGTACCTCAAACAACCAGATTGACGAGGTACAGTTTCAACTAAATGAAAAAATCAAGGCGACAATTAACCTGTTCCACAATGCGGTTATCAACGGAGACAAGTCCGTCAAGGGTTTTGATGGTCTGGATGTTCTTCTGGCGGGTTCTTCGACCGAACTGAATACAAGCGCACAGACGGCAATCGACTTGTCCAGTTCTTCGTCGATCGATTCGAACTACAAGATCGTACTGGACAAGCTGGATGAATTCCTTGCGGAACTGGATGGCATCCCGGATATGCTGATGGGTAACCGCGCGCTGATCACCAAGCTTCAGGCATGCGCCCGCCGTGCTGGTTATCTGACGCAGGCCGAGGATGCTTTTGGCAGAAAGGCGTATTCGTACAACGGCATTCCGTTTGTAGATCTTCAGGAGTATTACAACGGCACCACGTCGCAGCCTGTGGTTCCGATCGTATCGCGCAAATACGGTCAGAGCGACAACGAAACCACCGTGACCGGACTTACTGACCTATATGCAGCGCGCTTTGGTCTGGACGGCTTCCATGCGGCTTCTCCTGCTGGCGGCAAGCTGATTACCACTACCCTTCCGGATTTCAGCACCGAGGGCGCTGTAAAGTCCGGTGATGTGGAAATGGTAGCGGCAACCGTGCTCAAGAAGTCCCGCGCGGCTGGTGTGCTCCGTAACTTTAAGGTCAAGTAAGGAGTATATTGTGTACAGAATCAAGGCTCCTACAGAGGCATATGAACGCAGTATCGGCGGCGTGCGCTTCGTGCGCGGCGTCGCCGAAACCGAAAATGAATGGCTCGCACAATGGTTTTCCGGTCGTGCAGGTTTTAGCGTTGAGTGCGTAGCGGACGATAAAACCGAGCAGGAAGGTGAAGTGCAAGATGAACAAGGAACTGGAACTGGAGAAAATCCGGGCGGCAATCGGTGAAGAAGTAAGCGTGCAGGAAGTCCTGACGCTGGATGACATGTTTGATGATTGGCTGGAGCAGGCAATGAATGCGGCAAACCGTACCGGTGAGCCGCCAAAAGCGCTGCTTGCAATTGTCCGAGATACGGTTGTTGCAGCGTGGCGCCGACGCGGGGACGAGGGAATTAACAGCACTTCGACCGGAGGCCAGTCGTATAGCTATGTTGACTTACAGCAGGATATGGCAAAGCGCATTATCCGTGCAAATCTGCGGGTGTTTCGGCCATGAGACTGGATAATATGACGGCTGTTTGGGTTGCAACGCCGAAAACAAAGGTCGAGCATGGCGTGCCTGTCATGTGTTACACCGACCTGCGAGAAGCGTTCTGTAACATTCAGACCGATTACAGTGAGTTGGATTTAAAGGAGTATGGTGAGACGATTCACGAGATCGTCAAGCTGCGCACAACGCGTGTACCGGATATCCGCAAGGGAGATATGATCTATCTGAGCAAGCCGCCGGCCGTTGGTGAAGTCGAGATTGACGGTAAAACATACAGCGACTACGGCAAGGGAGATTACCGCGTTGAAAGTGTAAAGCCATCACGCCATAATCAAAGTCTGCTGCGCAATCCAACCACGATCAGCGCGAGGATAGTAACTAAATGAAAATCGAAGTCAAAGGCACGGAAAGCCTGAACCGAAAGCTTACAGCAATGGCGGCGGGTATCGCCAAAAGCGCCGCAAGCGGTGTAAAAAGTGCCTTGGATGACACTGCAAAGGTGTCAATGCGTCTTGCACCCGGAAAGGTGAAAAAGGCAATCCGCGTTGAAATGCTGGATGAGCGCGGAAACGTCATTGAGGGCAGGGTATTTAATGACACGGCACTTTATCCATGGTCCTCTTACACTGAGTTCGGCACAGGAGATTATGTAAATAACGAGGGTGTAGAGGAAGCTATCCGGCTAAAACGCGCCAAAAGTATCCCGTGGTACATTCATATATCAATGGTCCCGCCGTCGTTTGAACGGTACGGATATCCAATCGTGGTCGGACAGAACGGAGAAAAGTATTACGAAGTGGACGGCATGCACCCGAAGCCGTATCTATACCCGGCAGCCTTCCGGCGCCGCGAAGAAAACGCGCGAGCGGTTGCTGACGAGATCGAAAAGATGCTGGAAAAGGCGGCGAGATGATGCACCGATTTGACACCGAGACTGTGACAAAGTACATCTTGGAAAAGGTGGCCGAAGTCACTGGTAACGATGGCGCACTGCTGACCAACCCATCGCGTGAAGCAAAGTTCCCGGCATGCGTTGTACAGCCTCCGATCCAGTCGCCGAGACACAGCGGTGCGGCACTGGATTTGTCCATCACCGTCGAGGTGTGGGCGGATACCCAATACGAGGCCATGCGCGTTTTTGATCAGATTCGGGATGCGCTGGCAGAAATCAACCTGACAAAGACAAACAATACGCCCCTGTTTCAGGATGCGTATACACTGAAATGGCGTTTTGGCGGCTACTTTGAAACCCGCTGGAACGCCATTATCAATGCATTTGAAATTAACAGATAAGGAGCGATTACAATGGCAAAAGAACCTACTAATCTGAGTACCGCGCCGCAGACATCGATGCTTACCGAGTTGTGGTACTGCGAGGCGGAAACCCCGACTTCATCAAAGCCGCTTAAGCAGATTTTCTATGTTCAGGAAATTCCGAAACTCGTAAGCCCGAAAGACCCGGTCACATATGGATGCCTCGAAAACGACGAAGAGGGCAGTGCGAAGGGAATGCGCAAGGCGGAGACGCTATCCATTTCTGTGCTGTACGAAGAAACTCAGTCTGATGCGGTCAACACTCTAGCGGAATCAAATACCGCGCTGTGGTGGTTTGTAAAGCTGCCGGATTCCACAGCATCCACAACAAACAAGCCGCTGGTGTACAAGTTTAAGGCCGACGTAGACCTTGCAAACGATACCATTTCCGTGGGTGATATGCTCAAGGAAACCATTACCCTGTATAAACAGTCTAAGGTAACCCGCATGAAGGGTCTGCCGACCGTTGCCGGCTAAGGAGGATAACACATATGTTTTTGAAGGTAAAAGATCAGGAATACCGCCTGCGGCTGAAATGCCGTGATTTTCGCAAGCTGAAGGAGAAGCTGGACACCAAAGACCTGATGACCACAATTCTTGACGCGATGCAGAACGCGGATGTGGATACTCTGGCGAAGTGCATGACCGTAATGTCGGAACAGCTGATGGACGAGGAAGCGGCATATACGCTAATGGACGACTATCTGGAGGGCGATGGAGCAACCGTTATGCAGCTCGGCGGCAAGTTGCTGCAGGTGCTTGACGAAGCGGGTTTTTTGCCAAAGAAGGGCATGGCAGCCTCGATGGTCGCGGCGACGAAGAAAGCTCTGGACAAACTGAATATCGAGGAAATCGTGGATCAGGAGATGGACAAGGCCGAGAAGCCCTTCACCGGGTACAAAGCCTAGAAGAACTGTTCGATCATGTGTTCCAGCAGGCGTGCATTGCGGGTATCAGCCCGATAGAATTCGACAACATGTATTTGTGGCAGGTGATGGAAGCGGTTCGCGGATATGACGAACGCACCAAGCGCAGCGCGCAAATCATGGATAGAATTGCGGACAAGCTGATTGCAGGATTGAATTTTGCGAAACCAAAGCATGTGACTTTTGCGCAGTCCTTCCCGCAGTGGGCGCAGCCGGAACAGCGTGAACAGCAAATCACACCAGAACAGCAAGCAGTCATCAATATGCGCCGTCTGGACGCGTGGGCAGACGAAAGCGAGGTGTAATACGTGGCAATCACAGTAGAGGAACTGCAAATTATCATCTCGGTAGAGACCAAAAAAGCCATCGCGCAGATGAAGCAGTTTAAAAGTGAGATGCAGCAAAGTCTAAACGATGTGCAGAAGCCTATGAAGCAGCTTGAAGCCGCCAGCGAAAAGGCGAAAACTGCAATTGTGAAGTCCAATACTGCAATTGGAAAAGCCAATGATGCAATCGCTAAGTCTGCCGACGCGCCTTTGGAGAAGATCAAGAAAACCCGCCAGAGCGCAGAGGAAATCGCAAAGCTTGTTGATGACGCGGTGAAGCGCGCGAACGCGGCAAGCGGAAGCGTAAGCGATGGCGGGCCGCTGCACCCTCCAACCAAGTATACGGATGCTTATGCGTCTATGTATGACGATATTAGGCAGGCCGTCAATGACGTAGCGAACAGTGCACAGAAGCCGGTGGAATCGGCTAAAAAGGTCAAGCAAACCTACGAGGACGTTGCTAAGCTGATTGACGAGGCTGTAGCAAGAGCGACCACGCCTATTTCTACGGGAGACGATGGGCCACTCTATTCTCCGAAGAAGTACACAAACGCCTATGCAAACAAAAAGGTCTCTGCCGAACCGCAGCAGCCGCGTGCACCGGACTTAAGCCTTTGGGAGCGCGTCACGGCACAAATTAATGCAAAGCTTGATTTTGTAAAGCAGAAGCTTGCGTCGATTGGCCTGTATGGCAAGGAAGCCGGAGAAAAGATCAGTTTCGGCATGAAAAGCGCTGCAAACGCAAGCGAAAAGGCGGCATCGTCCGTGAAAAAGGTCAGTGATCATGCACGGAGTGCAGGCAGCGGCGCAAGCTATCTCGGTCGTATGCTGAAAAGCATGGTTGTGTCAATGCTGTTCTTCCAAGGCATGTCCGCAATTTTTGGCGGCGTGAGCGAGGGAATGCAGAACATGGCGCAGGCCAGTTCCGCAGCCAACGCAACGCTTTCGTCGGTGTCATCCAGTTTCCTGTACCTCAAAAACTCCCTTGCTGCGGCATTGATGCCGGCATTGCAGGCACTTGTACCGCTGATCACAACCGTAACAAACGCACTCGCAAGTCTGTTTAACATGATCGGCGCGGTAACGTCAGCAGTGTTTGGCGGTGCGGCTACTTTTGTTAAGGCAAAAAAAGTGCAGGTGGATTATGCCGCAAGTCTGGGTAAAACCGGCGCGGCGGCAAAAAAGGCCGGACAGGACGCAAAGGGTGCGCTGGCATCGTTTGATGAACTGAATGTAATCGGAAATCAGGCGGGCGGTGCTGATGCCGGTGGCGGAGGCGCGGGCGGAATTGACCCCGGTACGATGTTCGAGGAGGTTGAGATTCCCGAAGGCGCACAAGCGCTTGCGGATAAGATTCGCACGATGTTTGCTCAACTCAAGGAAGCTGCACAGCCGACAATTGAAGCACTTGGCAGACTAAAGGATGCGCTGGAGCCGCTTAAAACCTTTACATTTACGGCGCTTCAGGATTTCTACAACAACTTCCTAATACCGGTTGGTAGTTGGATGCTTGGTGAGGGGTTGCCTCGGCTTATTGATGCTTTAGCGAATGGCCTTATGGCGATCAATTGGCAGGCAATTAATGATGCGCTAAATACCCTATGGGATGCGCTGAAACCATTCACTATCAATGTTGGTGAGGGACTGCTTTGGTTCTGGGAGAACGTGCTTGTTCCGCTTGGCACGTGGACAATGAACAATGTTGTTCCGTTGTTTTTAGAGATCCTTTCGGCGGCAATCAATGTGCTGAATAGCGTAATTGAAGCGCTAAAACCGTTGGGACAGTGGCTTTGGGAAAGCTTCTTACAGCCCCTTGCGGAGTGGACTGGCGGCATCATCGTGAGCGTATTGCAAAATATTCGGGACGGTCTTAACGGTCTGTCGGAATGGGTAAATGAACATCAGGAAGCAGTGCAAACAATGGCCATTATAGCTGGTTCCTTTGCAGCTGCGTGGGTATTGGTAAATTCGGCAATCAAAAGTTGGAATGTAGTTGGAACTGTAGCCAAAGCGGTTACATCTGGGTTTAGTGCAGCAATTGCATTCATAACATCGCCTATTGGCATCGCAGTACTTGCTATAGGAGCGCTAATTGCAATTGGTGTTTTGATTGCAAAAAACTGGGAAGAAATTAAAACAAAAGCCATAGAGATATGGACAGCTATTAAGGATTTCTTCACTGAGACTATTCCAAAGATCATTTCTGATATCGTTAAATGGTTTTCTGAATTGCCCGACAAAATTGCATACGCAATTGGCTTTGTCCTCGGGAAGATTGTGCTTTGGGCCTCGAATGTCATAAGCACCGCAAAAACTGAGGTTCCGAAGATCATTGCGGCAATTATAAAGTTCTTCACCGAACTTCCCGGAAAAATCTACAATGCAGCGATTACGGTCAAGGAAAAGATCGTAACATGGGCTGGAGATGTAAAAGGCTGGTTCGCAAACGAATTGCCAAAAGTTATTACATCGGTCGTTCAGTTCTTTAAGGACTTGCCGCAAAAGATTTATGACGGAATTACCGAACTTAAGAGCAAAATTGTAGACATCGGCAAATATATTCTGGATGGTATTTTTGAAGGCCTCAGCAATATTGGCAAGAAAATATCGGGCTGGAAAGACAGTTTTGTACGGGGCTTCAAGGATGCGCTTGGAATTGCATCTCCGTCTCGCGTCATGCGTGATGAGGTTGGCGTTTTTATTTCCGCAGGCATCGCAGAGGGCATACGAAAGAATCTTGGGCTTGTAACGTCCGCAGCGCAGGATGTAGCCGATTCTGTGCAAAAAGTGTTCGATGGAATTACCTACAATCCGAGCATTGACTATGCAGAATTGATGAATGCCGCCGAAGCAGCCGGAGACTACGAAAAAGCAGCGGAACTTGAAAAGCAGCGCAATGCGAAGATAAAAGGCGAAGGGTTGCAGTACAGCACGACAGATCGGTATAGCGAACATATGGCTGATACGATGGATAGCGTGCTTGCAAGTGTATCAGGAACCTTTGTTGAACAGCAAAAATCTAATGAGCAGCAGGCAGGGTTTTATGATTCCTCGGCAAATACATTTGAAAGAATCGTTGCAAGCATCAACGATGTTTTGGGTGTAATGCGCAATTCAGTTGAAACATTCCAAAAAGCAGTATCTGAACACAGTACAGCGGTTACGACCGCCATGAGAAACATGAATACCGTGCTGTGCGGAAAGCTTGATGTGCTTACATCTGCCGTTCGCAATATTCGAATCAACATCGTCAACAATTACTATTCATCGGGGACGGAGAAACCTCGACTTGCAAGCGGCGCCGTGCTCCGCTCTGAAACTGAATTTGTCGGTGGGGAATACCCTGGAGCATCCAGCAATCCGGAGATTGTTTCCCCGCGGTCTATCATGAGTGAAACGTTTAACGAATCTATCTGGCCGTTAATCGATACGATGGTTGAATATGGAGAAAAGTTGTTAAATGCAATTGATCAAAAGGACACCAACGTGTATATCGATAAAACGAAAATCAGCCGGGAAATTAGACCGACGCTGAAAAAGCTGGATAAATACAGGGGGAAGAGCCTTGTAAGCAATTAAAAAAAGAGGGGCATTGCCCCTCTTACATTTTCCACCTGTGCCCACAGTTAAGACAGGTTACCCAAAGCTTCTTTGCTCCTAAGTTTCCTCCAACTAAGCCGATAGGGCCTGCTATTGCAGCTCCGATAACTGCTTTTCCTACACCGAATCCTTTTTTGTTGGCGCTGAGAGATGTAGAACCACATTTTGGACAGCAGGCGACCGCGTTTGCTTTGTTTTCCTTAATACGTTCACGTTTGCTTGTGATTTTCGGTTTTGACTGCGCCTCAAGATTGCCTTGCGTGGCAATGGCAGAAGCAAAGTTCATCTGAGCAGGAGAAATATTTTTTCGGATATTCGAAATGATTGCTTTCGCTTGCGATGATGAATAATCGGTACATCTCTGAAAGTATCCAGCGAGTGCAAGATCGGTTTTGTATACGCCAAGAAGCACGGAAGGATCGACTAAATTTCCAGCGCGATCATAAATCTGTGGAATATTCGCCGGAGTTGGAGATATCGGCTGTGTAGGATTTGAGAGAGCCTCGCCGCAGTGAATGCAGAATTTTGCATCATCAGGAACTTCTTTGCCACAATACCTGCAAAACATTAAATCACCTCATTATTTCAAAAAATAGCCATTTAAATCACGAAAATTGCCGCAAAGAATGACAATCAAATCAACGATTACGCCGATGCCAAAAATTCCGCACGTAAATAACCATAGCAAACCTGTTCCGATTTTGCCAACATAAAAACGATGGACACCGAGAGCGCCAAGCAATAGGCAAAGGAAAAAGGCGACCCATTTACTCTTAGGGCTAATATTAGCGGAAGAGTTTGCGACATTTACATTGCTGTTTGTATTGGTATTGTTGTTATTTATAACAATTGGCGGAACAACCGTGACAGGTTGCGGCGGAGCTTCTTGACTATTGAAATTGAGCGCGGCAGAAGCGTTAGAACTCTGTTCAGTGGCTACAACATCTACGGAAGTTCCACACTCAGGACAAAATTTTGCGTCGTCAGGAAGTTCCTTTCCACAGTATTTACAAAACATACAGCACCCCCTATTTAGGAATATACTACCACGAAAATGCTCGAAAGACAAGCTGTTTTACAAATGTAGGGTGGTTGCTTTTCTTTTCCCTATTTTGGAGGACGCATGACCACACCAAGCAACATGATCAAAATAAACGGCATATGGATTCCATCCCCTGCCGGACTTGATATCTCACTTGAAACACTGGACAAATACGCCGAACGCACCGAAGATGGCCTGCTGCAACGCGAAATGGCCGGTAAAAAGCTGAAATATCAACTAAACTGGCAGTACATTCCGGATGCTGTACAGTTTAATGAGTTTTGGGCAATGCTTGCTGAAACCGGAGAGTTTTTCGAATTTGTAGCACCGACACCGGACGGAAACAACGCAAACGCCATCGAAGCATACATTGGCCCAATGTCTACCACCATGCAGTCGTATTACGACATCGGCAAGCAACGGCAGGCGCGCTGGAAGTCATTCAAGGCAAACATCATAGAGAGGTGACACATGCAAACAAGTGCACGAGTTGAATATGGCCTTTTTGACCAGACGGCGGCTACAGAGGGAGTGCTTGCGGCGTCGGAGCAGCAGTCTTTCGTTGAAATATATGAACTGCATGACTACGATCAAAAGATTCGCAAATGGATGACGCTAGAAGGTGACGGCTGTTTGCTGGACGGCACATTTGAGTTGCTTCCGGATGACATATCCGGGCAATTCATGGGGCTGTGGTCGCAGGCGTTGAGCAATGCGGATGGTGTATTTGATATGCCGGTTGTGCTGGGCGTCACATTCGGAAACCCTCACACGTCGGCGGGAATCACATTGATTTTCTCGGAAGCCACCGAAGATTATTGCACGGACTTAACAATCGAATGGATTGGACAGGACGGCGCTATGCTGTCATCCAAGAGTTTCACACCTGATTCGGCAAAGTTCTTCTGCGAGAACCAAGTTGAAGATTATTACGGCCTGAATTTTATATTTCGGAGCACAAACCGGCCATATCACTTTTTAAAGCTGACAGGTGTAATGTACGGAGTGCTTCTTGATATATCAGGAGAACGGCTGATATCATGCAGCATTACCGAGGATGTTGACCCAACGGGAGCAGAGCTTCCCGTGAACACCATGACGTTTAAGTTCCACAGTGCGGACGGAGTTTTCAATTTGCTTGATCCGGCTGGGGCATATGTGCTGTTTCAACAGCGTCAGCAGATCACCGCATATGAAAACGTAGATGGCAATGAAATGCTGATGGGTTCGTTCTACCTGGACGAGCCGGAGAGCGAGAGCAAGAATACCACATCTATGTCGTGTATTGATTTAATCGGCGTCATCGATGACACGGATTATATGGGAGGATACTGGCCGGATGGCATCACGGTCGAAGAACTGATTGCGGACATCATGCAGAGCGCTGGCGTAGATGATTATACCATTGACGGCGACATTGCGGCCCGTATCGTAAAAGGATATCTTGCGATTTGCACCCACCGCGAAGCGTTGCAGCAAGTAGCATTCGCGGTTGGCGCGGTTGCGGACTGCTCCCGTTCCAAAAAAATTGAGGTGTCAAAGCCAAAGACTGCATCAGATTCGTATGTAAGCATAGGGCGAAAAATTGACGATCACACGCCGAAACAGTTATCGCTTGTAACGGGAGTTGAGGTGTATGTCCACACATATCGGCTTTCCAGCGATACTACGGAGGTATTCAACGGAACGCTTTCGACAGGAACAGCAACCGTCACATTTTCGCAGCCAACGGAAAATCTTTCGTGTAGCGGCGCAACGATCATCGATAGTGGTGTAAACTACGCTATTTTGCAGGTTGCGACGGCTGGAACGGTTACAGTATCGGGTAAAAGTTATGAAGATCAAACGATGCTCGGTGGCAGTGTATACGCCTCGAACTTACCTGCGAATGCTAAAAACAATATAGCGAAAGTAACGGAATGCACGCTTGCATGGGATGCGCAGGCCACGGCGCAGCGTCTTTATGACTACTACCAGATGCGCTATGAGGATACGGGAAAAATCCTGCTATCTAATGAAAAAGCCGGCGGTTTCGTGACGATTCAGAATCAGAACAACAAATCAATCGCCGGAAATATCGAATCCATGGAGATCGACTTGACCGGCGGATTCATTGCGAAGGTGGTGACACGCGGTGCAGCAGTTAGTGTATGACCGCACGAAGGAGACCGCGGGCAAATGCAACGCAGACATGCTCAACCGCCTTGAGCAGTGGACAACCTACCTCGCGGCCCAGCTGTGCAGCTATGGCTACTCAGTCACAGTCCAGACCCGCACATGGACGCGCACGGATTATCCCACGCGCACCGAGGTCGACCGCATCCGCCGGAACGTGGATGCGCTGCAAGCCGGCTTTTACAGCCTGCCGGACTGGCGGGAGATCGTGTATAACAATACGCTGCACTACTCGCAGGCCAACGCGCTGGAGTGGGATTTGTATACAATTTATGTGTGGCTGGAACGCATGGTTGCAGCATTCGTGTACGCGGGTGAAATTTATGCAGGGGAGGCATGGTAAATGAAAGACAGAGTATCAAAGTACCCCGGGCGTGTGAAACTTACGCCGGTACCCGGACAGGAAAATACATACGATATGAAGCGCGCAGACGAGCCGGTTGTTACCGGCGACGCGCTGAACAAAGCAAACCTTCTGCCGGACGACGTCGCGCAGGCGCTTGGCCTGACGCAGGAAAACCCACAGCTGAAGGATGCGCTCATGGTACTGTGTGCTGCTCTGACGGCGCGTGGAAGCGTGTTGCCGGTCGGCTCGATAGTTATTTGGTCTGGGGAAGCAAACGCCATTCCAGACGGTTGGCAGTTATGCGACGGAACGAATAACACACCAGACCTGCGGGACAGGTTTGTAGTCGGTGCCGGTGACGGCTATGCGGTTGGCGCAACCGGCGGCGAAAAAGAGGTTAAACTGACCGTGCAGCAGATGCCGTCGCATACACACGATATTAATCTTGGCGGATCGGGAAGTGCTGTTGGAACGTACTTCCCAACAGCTAATACAGCCTACCCGCCGAGAGATTCTATGACGAGCGAAGCGGCAGGCGGCAGCGCTGCGCACGAAAACCGTCCTCCGTTCTACGCGCTGTGCTACATTATGAAGACGGCTTGAAGGGGGGGGCGGAATCGGTATGATTACAATGAAAAACTGGCGCGTTCACGTCCCGGACTCTGACCGGCAGATCGGCTATGAGACTGAAACTGGCGTTGCGCGCTTAGCGATCCAGCTGGACGGCGAATACGAGGGCTGGCAGTTCAAGTTGGACACGCGTCGCGAATATCAAGAGCTGAACGTCTTCGATTTTGTGCACGACGGCGAGATGATTTACTTCGACATCGTGGACGAGCTTGGTCTTGCGGCTGGGCGGTATCAGTGCCAGGTGCGCGGCGAATGCGACGATAAACGGCAGTTGTCATACATGTTTTCGCTCTATGTCGGTGAGAGCATTGGCGCAATAGAGGTGCTGGAGAGCGTGCCGGTCGCGGTGCTGTTTCAGATCGAGCAACGATTGACGGCGCTCAAAACGCAGTGTGAGCAACTCGCGCAGACGGTGGCGGGGCAGTCGGAATCGGCTGTGCAGGCCGCGGCTGCTGCGCTTGAATCCGCACAGCAGGCGCTGGAATCAGCGCAGGAAGCGGACGCATCCCGGCAAACGGCGGTACAGGCCGCCGAGGCGGCGGCGCGGGACGCGGGGACGTCAGAAGTAGCGGCAGCGCGGGCGGAATCGGCACGCGCGGATGCACTGACGGCGAGTGCGGCAGCGGCAGAGGCGGCGGTTGCCGCACAGGCTGCGCTAACAGCCGCACAGGAGGCGGCGGAAGCAGCGCAAAACGCGGCGGCATCGGCTGCGACCGACCGGCAAGCAGCCGAACAAGCTGCCGAAGCTGCGACAAAAGCGGCACAGGAGGCGGCTGCGGAATCGGCCAGGGCTGCGGAATCCGCGAGCGCGGCGGAGGAGTCGGCTAGGGCGGCGGCCGCATCGGCAGCGGCGGCTGCGGAATCTGAGCGGCAGGCGAAAGCGTCAGAAGAGGCCGCGGCGGAGAGTGCGGCGGCGTCCAAATTGGACGCGCAGGCGACAGCGGCAGATCGGACGGCGGTCGCGGCGGATAAAAATGCAGTCGCGGCAAACCGGACGGCTGCGGAAACTGCTGCGGCAAGTGCAAAAACGGACGCTGAGCGCATTGCGGCGCTGGACACGTACTCTAAGCGAGAGGCAGACGAGCTGCTCGCAGGCAAGGCCGATCAGCCTTACGCGAGCGCGGAGGGCGCGTTCATTCGCATCCCGGACAGCGCGGGCGGAATGCTTGGCGGTCTCGCAATTCGGGGCAACAGCGTGCAGGACGGGACGCCCAGCCCGGATGCGCCGGTGGAGATTCAATCTGTGCAATCCCCGGTGGCTTTGACGGTGTGCGGCGCGAACTTAATCAATGATACGCCGAATGCGGCTGTTGTGAACCGCGGAGTAACTTTTTCTGCTGCGGATGGCGGCGGGACAAGGATAGTTGGAACATCCACGGCCGCTTTCGCGCAAAGCACGCGAGAAAAATATGGTTTTTTTCGATTGCCTGCGGGGACATATACAGCTTTCGCGAGCGTCGATGGCGATACCGGAGGAGCTACGATCGCTGCTCAATTTTTTTCTAAAGAAACGAATACGGCAATAAAAAACGTATACGTGGGAAAACCAACGCAAGTTGAGCTGGATGGCGGATTGGTGGCGGTATTTATTGCCGTGCAAGAATCCGGTGTTACGCTCGACTGTGTCGTGCGGGTAATGCTCGTGCAAGGCGAAACCGTCGCGCCGTATAAGCCGTATGCCTGCCAATCCTACTCTATTCCGCTTGTAGCGGCTGATGCCGAGGCACTCGAACTGTGTCGGATTGGTGATGTGTGTGACACTATCGAGCGCCGGGATGGGGTTTGGGGGGTTAACAAACGAATCTGGATATATGCCCTAACGACCCCGGCTCGATTTAGTGAAACAGCAGATACGCCTGGACGCTATAGGATGTCTCCAGCGCTACCCCAGAAGGCTACCGCCGGAACAGCTAGCGCGTATTCAAATATAGCTGTGTTCCGTCCGTGGGGACAGCCTAATCAATATAGCTGGACCGTTGCGGTTCACGATGTGGGTATATATCTCTCTCCGCCGAGAGGATCCAGCTTCACCGCAGAGGGAATTAACGCCCTTCTAGATGAACTGAGCGCAGCCGGTACGCCGCTGACGGTAGTTTATCAGCTAAATACCCCGTTCTGGATTCCGCTGTCGGACGAAGCGCAAGATGTGCTGGACAGCATCCGCTTGCCTGCCGGGATCGCGAACATATTCGCGACAAACAGCCCTGCGCCGGATTTGGAGCTGACGTATAGGAAAGTAGTGATTTCGTTACCTACGCCGACCGCTGAGGACGCGGGGAAAGTGCCGACTATCCGCGCGGACGGAACGGGGTATGAGCTGATTTTTCGCGGCTCGGAACTGCTTGCGGACGTAACATTATCCGGGCTTCAAGAGCTGCACATCCGGTCTATCGACTACAAGACCGGCGTGATGGAATTAACAGAGCCGCTTACGATCGGCTCGGATGGCGCTACCCTGCCCGGCGGTTTTGGAGGCTGGGGGCTTGGAGTGGATATCACCAAGCTGCAATCGCTCAAAAATTCCGTGCCGAAGGAATTGCTGCAAAAATTCGGTTCGTACTTCGATGCGGTAAAACGCGTGGATGAGACGCATATTCAAATCCCGGCTTTTTCCTCCTTTACAGAGCCGTCCGCCCTGGATTTGAATGCGTTTTGGATTGCAAAAAGCGCTCTTGTAACTTTGACAGACCTTCCGGAATTCGAGAGGCTGCGCTTTCACGTATCTACGAACGGCGGGACTTGTTCTTATATCCGGCTTTATGATGAGGGCAATTCGGTGATTTATGGATACTGCGGGGTTCAATCCGGCACTTATGGGAGTTACAACACGCGGATTCCGGCTGTAAGCGCATCTGGGCTGGGCGTATCGGAGGGCGTGCTGGACGGGAATTCAACCCTTGTGCTGTCCGGCCGCTCGCTCGGGTTTAACGCGGCGGGAAGTTTTGTTTCAACGCTTACAGAACAAAATTACGCGGTGTTCGACCGGGAAAAGAAGGTCAAAAAAATAGAAATCAGGGCCGAATACGGGCAAATGCTGAACGGCTCCCGTGTCCGCGTGTGGAAGGAGGCGTAAATCATGGATATTATATACAACTGCAAAACCGGGGAAATGACGGCAGTGGAGAGCGAAAGCGCCGCGCCGGGGCAAGAGGATCCCACTCCGCTGCCCGGCACGGAAGAGCGGGTTTCCGCGCTGGAAGAAGCCATGTTGGCGCTGCTGGAGGCGTGATTATGTTCGAATTTATTAGAATTCAATACCGGCTCGGCCGCCTTACCGCCGCGCAGGTGCGCGCATATGCGCCGAAGTGGATCACGACGGCGCAGGCAGAAGAAATCCTTGCGGGGGAAACATAAATTATTTGACGGTAAGCGCTGACCGGAACAGCGCATAACATTTTACAGGCCAAAAGGCCGGAAAGGACAAAATTATGAACGAGTACATCAAGAACAGCGCGGAGATTAAAGCTATCGCAAACGGCAAGAACGACGAGGGTCTGAGATATGATCTCGGTGTCGCGCTGGACATCTACGACAAAAAGCACGGCCTGAAATACGACCTCAAGCGCCGCGCGGAGTATAAGGTGCATCTCGGCGTTACGCTCAGCGTGCCGGAAATGCGTGTGCTGGAGGGCGAGTGATGGAGAACATTATCACTGCAATCAAGTTGGGCGCGGCTGCCATCGGCGGCGTATGCGGCGCGCTGATCGGGAAGATTGACGGCGTGCTGTTCGCGCTGCTGACGTTCATGACAATCGACTATATCACAGGTATTATTGTCGCGTGCAGGCGGCATACCCTGTCCAGCGAGATCGGGTTTACCGGCCTCGCAAAAAAAGTGTTTATTTTACTGCTCGTCGTGGTCGGCAACGTGCTGGACGTGTATGTGATCGGCTCGGGCGCGGTCGTGCGAAGCGCGGTGATTGCGTTTTATTTAGCAAATGAGGGGCTAAGTATCCTCGAAAACGCCGGGAATCTCGGTGTGCCGTACCCGGACAAGCTCAAAAACGTGTTAGCACAGTTGAAGGATGACAGCGATGGAGATTAAGACAAAATGTTGTAATTCCGCAAATTACGGCGGCACGCGCGGGAGCTGCCAGATCGAGTATATCGTTATCCACTACACTAGCAATTTAGGTGACACGGCAAAGAACAACGCGGACTATTTCGCGCGGGAAGCGCTGAAGAACAAGGCCAGCGCCCACTATTTTGTGGACGAAAGCGAGGTCTGGAACAGCGTACCGGTGTGGCGGATTGCGTACCACTGCGGCGCCAAGACATACAAGCATCCGGCATGCCGCAACACAAACAGCCTCGGCGTGGAAATCTGCATGCTGGACAAGCACGCGGTAATCCGGATGGACGCGATTCGCAACGCTGCCGGGCTGGTGCGCGAGCTGATGGCGAAATACGACATTGACCGTGACCATGTAATCCGGCACTACGACGTGACCGGCAAGAATTGTCCCGCGCCGATGGTGCAAAATCCGGAGTTGTGGGAGCAGTTTCTTGATATGATTGCGGAAAGGGATGAGGAAATGAAAACATATCAGTACGTCAAAGACATGCCCGAATGGGCGCGGGCTGCCGTGACAAAAGCCATCAAGAAAGGAATCGTGGCAATGGATTCCTCCGGCGCGGTGAGCGTGCTCGAATGCAATCTCCAGCCGCTCGTCTGGATGGACAGAGCCGGAATGCTGGACAAGTAAATAGTCCAAATTGGACAAGGAAAGAGCCGGGGTTAATCCCCGGCTTTTTTAATGTTCGCTCATAATCAGTCTCTCAACGTACTCTGATACGCCAATCCCGCGCTTAGAAGCCTCGCGCTTGGCGCGCTGCATGGCTGCTGTGCTGAGTGAATAAGTGACGTTTTGTTTTGTATCACCATTTTTCGGTTCTCCGAAAAGCGCGGCATATTCGTCTGCGTTGAGGTGTTCTTCAGCCCACTGACGCGCCTGCTCGTATGTCAGAGGCACGATAGCTGAACCGCCCACCCAACCGCCGGTTGCGCTCGGGGTGGCGTATTTGGAAGCAGAGCCGCCTTCGCCAGCTAGAAAATATTCCCCGCTTCTTTTGCGGTACAGCTGCTCAGTCACGGCTTTATCGCCGCCGCAGAGATCGCGGAATTCCGCGATCTCCTTTGCGGTCGAGGTGTCATACAGTTTGTTGCGAATGATTTTTTTCATGAGGTTTACCGCTCTTCTTCGCACTCTGCAAGAAATTCGGCTATGGCTTTGGGATCGCGGCAAAGCGCTTCAAGTTCGGCTTCCTCTTTAGCCTCCCCGGCTTTCTGCGCGGCGAGGGATTCGGCGTCGGCCTCGGCGGAAGTCAGGAAAGCGCCGACATACTCTGCAACGATGGATTCTTCGACTGGGATTTCTTCTTCTTCGGGATCGCGGCCAATGTCGATATCGTCCAGGATGTCGCTGTAGTCCATTTCGTAGCCTTTTTCTTCGAGGGCGGCTTCAACGGCCTCAGCGATTTCGGTGTTCTTGATAATACGTTTGTTGTTCTCTTTCATGATGTTTTCCTCCATTTTTGTTTGTCGTGGTTTCTTTCTTTACTGTAACTATAGTATAACATATGATTCACATGAAGTCAATAGATAGAATGAAATAATTTAAATTATTTTCACGTCGCCGCAATCAATCGCCAGATATGCGTTCAGTAGATCATACACATCGTCGATATTGCGTCGGTATCCGTATGCATGTCCGTTAATGTTATTGATGCTCCAGGCATCGCCGTCCGCGCTGTTGTTGATGATAAGCCAAATATATCCATCTTCGGTGATGGTGATGCGCTTGCCGCCGCCGTGAATGTTTGTTGTGTCGAGAATATCACTTCCGGAGATGTTGACCGGCTCGCCGGTGTAGCGTTCGCCTGCCTTGATCGCTTCTTCAACATTTTTCAGCGCCTCAGCCTTTGCCGCGCGCTTTTCGCGCTCGGTCTTGATTTCCGCGTCCGCTGCCGCTTTCTCAGCAGCGATTTTCTGTCCGCGAGCGGTGTCGGTGATGTCGATCGTCTTGACCTCGTACCACGCCTCGTTCATTGCGCCGACCGACCAGCCGTCTGCGTCATGATAGTAGCTTGAAACAACCTTGTAAACGCGACCGTCGCGGTGGATGATTTCGCCGCGCTGCGGGCGTCCGCAAAAGCCGTCATACGCGGGAACGACGAGGCGGGTATACTTTGCCTCTTCTGCCGCGCGCTTCCGATTGCGCTCGATTCGCGCAGCTTCTTTACGAGCTTCAATATCGCGCTTGGTAGATTCAAATTCTTCGTCGTAGTCGTTGCAGCCGAGTGCGTGAATCTCGCGCACTGCACGCTCGTAAAAATAGTTTTCGGACACGTGATTTCGGAAGTAGCCCAGCCAGCGCTGGATTTCGTCGTTGCGCTTCTTGTCCTCTGCGGCCTTGATCTCAGCCTCGGTGACGCATACAAGTTCGAAATCACGACCGAATCGGTTTGCGTGATCGTCAATTTTCCCTTCGCGCTCAACCGTCTCGCCGATCTCGCAGCCAGTTACGTTCGTCATCAAGGTCTTTGCCTTGTAATCATGCTTGCCGTGCACGATAATCTGCGCCCATTTGCGTCCCAGTTTTTCGATCGTGAAGCTGTATTTCATGACTTTTCCTTCTCTCTCGATGTTAGTTTTTCCTCTGTTCTTTACTGTAATTACATTATAGCATATAATACATTTGAAGTCAATATAAAATGATTCCATTTGAAATATTTTTTTGAGAGAATCAAAACAACGTTATTGGACTGATAAGAAATTGTCGTTCATTACCACATTCGACAAACTTATGCAGAATTACCTAATTTTCTTCTGCGCCCATAAGCCTCCAAGTAAATACTTCCAAAATGAATTAACGCTTCGTAGGCGATACGAATGCATAGGTATAATATTCCTTTAGAGAAAAGGAGGAATGAGACTTATGTCGTTCACAAACACGCTCGCACGCGAACTATATTACGCGCGCACAAAAGCCGGATATTCTTTGATCCAAGTCGCCAACGCGGTTGGAATTTCCCTGCGATGGTATCAGTATCTCGAAAAAGGCGGGCATATGCCCAGCGCAGAGGTTTTGCTGCAGCTCATGATTTTGCTTGGAATTGAAGCTACCGATTTCCGGGCAACGCTCGGAAAAACAGGAATGTATTTTTATGGTCCGGTTGAACAGCATCTGTATTCCCCTGAGACCGGCAATTACGTGACATATGGTATCCGGGTTTCGTCTGAGGGCGGCGGAAGCTTGCTGTTAAATGATGTATCCTGCGATCGCATATTCGCCGAAGCGCTCGCTGCGCGCTGCACACAATTGCAGGTCAGCCCTGCGCAGCTTTATGATGTTGTGTTGGATGTGCTGGAATAAAAGTCTAGTCACGAAGCGGAGCTGTTTGTATTTTTTGCGGTGTTGCACCTTGTGTTGCACCACGCTTAAAAAGTTAACGGAATCCCTGGAATAATGCGTAGCTTGGTAAGGATGAGGTCGGCCGTTCAAATCGGCTCAGCAGCTCCAAAAGGCCAATTGTATCAAGATTGGCCTTTTTTGTATTTTGAGCAGAAGAAACGGTCAATCCAATTGGATTGACCGTTTTTGTTGTTTCAGCCGCGCAGGTTTTTTACAAAGTTTTGCATGCGTTCATAGGAGCACACACTGTCCGCATGCAGGATCATCTGGCCCTGCTCACGTTCATCGAGCGACAAATAATATTCCTTAGCCCGAGGTTCGGCGGAAATCAGGCTTTGTACGCAATCGTACAGCGTTTCTCCACGGCTGGAAACCGGTTCTTGCAT